GGGGGCAGATGTTAAATACTGGTTAGCCGCCTCTCTGTCTTTAAACGCATTTCTATAAAGGTTGTTGCCAGAAGGGTCGCCTGTGATTGACAAGAGCGGCTCTGCTTCATCAAGCCCCATACCTTCTTGGTATCTCGACCACTGTCTTGCAACATCTTTAGAGTCGTCAGAAGCCAAGTAACCGGCATACGCTTGTTTAACCGCCTCGCTCTGCTCACTCAGCGGCAAATCCCAATCCAGCAGTTCGTCAGGGGTTGCGTCTATGTCTACTTGGTAGAGAGAGCCAGAATCTATGGCTTTTAATAGCTCTGGAGAAGGGTCGTAGTTTTTAATATCTTTTGAGAAAGCCGCCGTGATTGCTCGAGCTGGTGAGTCATATCCCAGAAAGTCGTCTTGCTCTAAAGCGTCCAGCAGGGTATTCATCTCATCAGAAAACACCCCGTCCCCCCTCATTGACATCACTTCTTCTATGTCAGCATCATCGGGCAACTCGTTCTGGAACTGCCTTTTTTTGTCTGCGTAGTTTGTTGATCGCTTATACCCTCTTGCCACATCCTCACTGTCTGCAAAGTAAAGCCCATGACCGTATGCCTGCGCTCCCTCTCCAGTGCCGATATTGGCAGTGCTGAACTTGTCGAACTTGTGAGGCGATCCGTGGAAGGCTTCGATAATCTTCTTGCCGCCTTTGGTGACTACACCAGCCTCGGCTTCCTCTGGAGCCATAGCAGCGCCACCGAGTACCGTTGCACCACCGAGGGAGGCTAATAGGTTGGCAGAGTCTTTCTTGTCAGGGTCAAAGGCTGCGTTGACCGACCTAAGCTGGTTCGGCTCCCTAGTCACATACTCCGTTACGTTTCCGTAATTGTTTACAACAGGCTCGGCATCTCTTGCAAACAGAGGCATTACGTTTGCACCATCTTCATATTCCATGAAACCAGACTGGGCATAAGCATCCGCAGATGCTGGGTGTGGCGTTGTATATTCTCCTGGCCCATACCAGCCTGGGTCGGTCGATGACCCTCGTAGTGCAGGGTCAAACGCTTCAAAATCTGCTTTTGTCCCGTGGTAAAGCGTATTATCTACATCAAACCCCATATCCCTTGCCCGCTGCATCCTGGCAGCATGGGACATATCCAGCTTGGTAATAGCGCCTTCAACAGCGTCCTTGAGTTTACTCAGCTTGCCCATTCAGCCTTTCCATCAGTTGTGCTATACCGGATTCAGTGGCATCGTTCTCAATGTCTTGCGCCTCGGCATCAGCAATGTCTTTTGCAGCATTCGCCATCTTCTCTCTTATTTCAGCCATTTTAACTTTCATATCCATGTCAAAAGATTGGCGCTCTCTGTCAAGCTGTTCCTGCTGAAGTTGCTGCTGTTGAGCCATCTGCTCTTGCATCGCCTGCATTTCTTCTGGGGTCTTTTCCTCATTCAAGATTTCAGGCGGGATAGTGGACTTCAACCGTTCAGCAATCTCATCAGCACCGGGCCAATCCATCGCTTTAGCAATCAGATCACCAGCCAGCGGAGCAGCCGCAGGGAAGGCTTGAATGAACTGCATCATGGATTCAGCCGCTTCAATGCGCTTGGTAGAGTAAGACGGCCCAGTGGTAACAGTGATGTCGTACTTACCCACTGTAAGGTCATTCAGATAGCCATGAATCATTCCCATCGCATCCACGTTGGGCTGATTAACGTCCATCATCTCACTGGTGCCATCTTCACCCAATATGCGAACCGTTCTCTCGGCATCGTATATCTTGGGGATCAAATCAATGATGATTCGGCCTGTTCTGTTGATACCCCTGGCAAGGTTATCAATCCATGCGAAAGTGGCTGTATCGCCCTCTCTCTGCCTTGCAAGGATAGCCCTGCCGGAAGTCTCATTACCCTGATTGCCTAAAGAGGCATCGTGAATACCAGTAGTGGCCTTAATGTCGTCAATAGACTGCTGGGCTTGGTGTATCTCAGCAGAGTTGATTGCAGCCGGTTGGTTCCTTGCGGGTCTACCACCTAATACCGGGTCAGGATTAAACGGGAGATAGGCTCTGTTCTCGACATTCGACGCGGCCCAGTAATGCTCTAGCCCTTCCACCTCTTTCTGAGACACTAACCACGGAGCCTTTGGAGCCAGTGCAATCTTCTCGGTAATGGCTGTCTGCCAATAGTTGTACATTCTCGAAGGGTCTTTGGCGTACCGAATGATAGAGCGATACTGAACCCGACCAGATACCCATTCCTCTGGGCCTGTGATGGTTACGATAGGAATATGCTTACCAGGCCATTCTTCCGGCCCTTCCAGTATCCCTTTGCCGGACAGCACATAGCGTTCAATCTTTGAGGTATAGGCCTCTCTCTCACGGAAGGCCACTTCACCTTCCGGAACTTCGTCCACTACTGAGCCATCATAGAGCTGGTAGATGGTGCGCTTGACGTGCTTCTTGCGCCAATACTCCACTACTCTGACTTGGTTCTCAGTCGTCAGCCAGCCATTAAAATCTGTGCCGACGAACTCACCCTCCCAGTCAGTCGGGGCGTCCTTGGGATACTTGGAGGCAAACGCCTCCTTGGTCATCATTTCTTCAACAAAACACCATTCAGCATCAGACTTGTCTACTTCTTTGGCGTTGTCATCCCAGTAAACAGAGAATGGGTTTTGAATGCGCTTGATCTTGATTTCCTGATCAAAACTGTCGTCATCACAGTAATCAGTCAGTATGCGCCAATGACCGAAGCCACCAGTACATGCATGCTCAAAGGCGGTCAGATAGGCTACAGGAGCAGATGAAGCTGTCTCAATGTGCCTTATCAGCCCTTCGTACAATTCCGCTATTTCAGGATCAGAACCAGAGTCAACAGGGTGAACCTTAATGGCAGGCTTGTTCTGTCTTGCATCACCCACTACTTGAGCGATAAAGGCGGGCAGTCTGTTATTCGTTAAACAGGGACGATTGGCACGTTCACGCTGACGGCGTATATCTTCGGGCCAGTGCTCACCTGCGGCAAAGCGCAAGTCCTCATCTGCCAGCTCTCTGTTAACTTTCTCGAACTGCTCAGCTTTGTCGAAACGCTCTAACGCTTCACCGTGAACAGTCTTTTTTACATCATCCATCCACCGGCTCCGGCGTTATGAGGTTGATAGGGCTTATGGTCTGGCTGCTTGGTTGGTGGCTCATAGGCCACACACATATAGCCAAAAGCATCAGCCCCATGACTCGCCCAATCGTGTTCTGGGCCAAGTCCTATGTTTCGTGTTTCGTCTTTCTTTTCGTGATACCAGCCAAGTGCTTCAATACCACCCTGGCAAGTCGATTCGTTGAACCACATTGAAGGGAACAGTCTGCGTCCGGCCTCTATTCTTGCCGCCGCCGCGCCTTTGCCCTGATTCGGGATAACCACAACCGTATATCCAGCATCTTTAAATGCGCTCTCGTAAGACACGTCATATACACGGTCTTGAGTCGAACCATCGTGGGGGAGGAATATCTGCGCTTTATCAGTCGAATAACCTTTTGAGCGCAACCATGAAAGATGCGTACCCAAATCCTGCCCAACGGCTTCGTAGTAATCCAGGATGCGAATCTCTTTGCCCACGAACTGAACAGCCCACATACAGAAAGCATCAGCTTTAGCACCAGTACCGCCAATATCACAATAAAGACGAATGGTAAGCAGAGGATCAGCAGAAACACGACCAATACGTCCATCAAGCCGCGCTTTGGATAAGTGACTTGCATAGTAGGCACCATCGGCAACCGTGATGTAACCGCCCTCCCAAATGTGGTCGTACTGGTCTGGCGAATCTCTGAGGCAGTCGGTTCTTTCATCTTCCAGCACCGATGGAAACCAGGGGTTATCTGACCAGTTGGCCTTAACCACAACGGCCCCGGTTGGCGACTCACCCTGCCGAAACATGACATCAACAGGATCATTCTTTCTTGTTGGGTTCCATGAGAACCAAAGCTCTGACCCTTCCTTACGGATAGTCGGTCTAAGCATTCTCAGAGACTTGGCTGATAGCGTTTGGGCTTCTTCAACCCATGCAATATCAAAGCCCTCTAGTGACTTAATCGACTCCGAGGTGTGGTCTTGCATACCCTGGAAGATGATCACACCGCCACCAGGGGTTTTAATCTGATCACCCAGTATCTCGAACAGCGAACCCACACCAAGCGCCGCTATCTTGTCCTCAATCAGCTTCTTAGCTGACTCTTTCAAGGACTTCTGAATCTCACGAACACAAACAGCCCGTGTCCCCGGATTGCCGACACATACATCAACCAGTAATTCAGCAAAGAAATGCGACTTGCCTGAACCTCGACCGCCCCAAGCGCCCTTATAACGTGATGGCTGTAGTAGTGGGAGGAATGTTCTAGCTGTCGGGATTTTGAGGATCGACAATGGTGCGCTCAATCGCTGTGATCTGAAGGTTTCCGCTATGCTCCTGCTCGGTCTTATCCTTCCACCCAAAGTTATTCTTGAGGTTGAAGATAGCCCCGGTAGGCGCTGATCCGTCTAGCCTTTCCTCAAGATGAATCTCGACTCTTTGCTTCGCTCTTTTTACAGTCGCAAGAAATCCGTCCCTTGCCTCATAGTTACGAAGCGCCTCGGTGCTCATATCCAGATGGTAAGCAAGCCCTGCAATGGTGGGCGGTTTCTCACTGGCGAACTTCTCTGCAAAGTATTCATCTATCGCCACTTGCATTTCTTCTGGTGTTTCAAATTTAGGTGGGCGTCCTGCTGGCATCAGCTTCTTCCCTGTGCGACAACATCAAACTTGGTGACGTACTCAACCTTTGCCGATCCATGCGTTAATTCAGCAACAGCCAGATATTCACCAGCCGCCAGAGAGGACGTGTCATAGTCTTTGTATAAGTCCCACGATTGGTTTCTTACTCTTGGGCCTGAATAAGCCGTTAACGCAGCGTCATCCGTTGCAACGGCATCGAGGCTTGTCTTGATAGCCACGTTACCAGTCCATGAATCGAAGTCAGGACGGTTGACCAGGATGCGAAGCGTGTCGCCAATCCTTACACGTTGTTTGTGATCTGTGCCGTATGGCACTGCGAGTATGTTCATAGCCCTCTAACCATTCTTGATATGGCGTTTGCTCTGTTGGGCGTTTGTTGTGCCCATCGTGAATCAAGCATCTCTATCCCGGCTTGGTTGTAGTCACCAGCGGACAGATACTCCATTGTCTTTTTAAACTTTCTGATACCGGCACCGCCTAACTGGAAACGCCAGTCAAGCAATGCGGCCTGTTGTTGCTCAGTGGCTTCTTCAAACCACTTAAAATGAGAGAGGTCGTCAAAGCATTCGATAATGTCATTGACTAAAAGAATGTCTATTTCGTTGTTGGATAATCCCTTGTGTTCCAGGTTTCTGCCAACCCCGATTGTGGTAATTCCTAGCGTGTCTTTGTAGGCAAGGCTTCTGCGGCCTTCGTGTTGCTCAATCAGGTTTTTAGCCAGATGAATACACTCGCCCATGTCACCGCCGATAACGTTCAATGGCTTTCACAATCCAGACATAGAAATCAGCCACAATGGGCATTAGGACAACACTGATCAGACACAGACAGCAAAGAGCCAGCATGAATGCCAGCCACATAGCGCCCCAGGCATAAAAGAGGCTTTCAGAAACAGCTGATATTTGCTGCTGGAATGGTGAGATCATAGGTCAACCGTGTAGCGGTCTAATCCGTCTACGGTTTTCTCGTAAGTTGCCAGCCTTGAAGCTGGTGTTCCTGTCGGCACTTCAAACTGTGCCCGCTTATAGCCTTGCGACTTGACCCAGTGGAACAGTTGTCGGTTCATGTGATCGTTCAAGTGGCCTTGAACCAGATGAATCCGGCACTCTTTCAGCCCAAGATCAGTGAATAGCATGCTGGTTGTGTATCGTGTTCTCCCCTCTGCGCTTTCGCCCTTCTCTGAGTCATAGAACTTGATTACTCTTTGCAGTGGCTCAATGCTTATCTCGTACATTTCTTGGCCCGCTTGTGCTGGTAGTACAGCTCAACAGCAATGCCGACAAATCCTATGGCAATGCCGTAGACAACACCGATAACAGCAAGATAAGTGGGGTTTTCAAACAACCATGTAAACAGTCCGGATAGAAACGTCATAAATCCACCCAGTTGCATCAGGATTGCGCCGGTATCATCCATTGCGGTTGACCCTGTAATTGAGCAGCCCAAGGACTACACCAAATAGCAGGCCAGCAATCGAACAGGCCGCACCAATAGCCCCAGCGTTTTCATCGAGCCAAGTCCATGCGCCACTAGCCGATCCAAACCCAAAGCCCGCATAGGCTAAGTGTTTCAGCGTTGCAGCGTGTTCTTGTGCTTGATCGAGTAGTGCCATTTTTTACCCATAAAAAAACCGCCACAATGGGCGGTCACGAATTTAGAAACCCCTCGCAGGGAGCTGATCTTACGGGTAGCTGGAGGGGCAAGGCCCATCATGGGCGAAAGGCTGAACCCCCGGACAATGTATGCCGCAGGGATTCGGATATTCATCACGCAAAAGGCGAATAAACTTGGCTCGCTTTATAACCGCTCTTGGGCCGGTACCAGTTAGGCTGGTGGAGGAGCGCATAGTTTCAACCACCAAGGTGACATCTGCTATCCAGTACATACGCTCACTGATGAAAAAGCCCCGCTATCTGCGAGGCCCAGTATTAGATACTAATAACATTGTGGCATATTAGCGCCGTACTGTCAAGATATACAGTGATGGATGGATATACAGCTATAACACCCCGTTGCGCTTGACCTGCGGCAAGCGAACAGGAATGTTATAACGCCTCGACATCGTTGGCGTAATAGACCTTTCTTGCTTCTGACAACACTTGTGTAATAGCCTGTTGTAAGCGAGATGATGGCCATTTGCTTTCAAGCTGATCACGCAGTTTTTCCCACTCTTTAACGCTCATGGTCAGCTTCATTGTGCATTCAATCTCTTGTGGGTTTTCAATCATAAATCGTGCTTTCATAATGCATCCTGTGGCGTTATAACAATTGCAATCAGTCGCTGCGCGGGAAGCTGCGGCCTTTGGCCTTGCTCCCCTGTTGCAGCGGTTATACGCGAGCCATCGAAGCCAAAATCTCACGCACTTGCGCCTTAAATGCTTCGGCCACCATATCCAGCTCGGCATCGGTTACGTCCTCTTTTCTTCCTGTAAACGTTTCTAAGCTGATAGGGTGGTGCTGACATGCCAGAGTGTCTTTTTTTTGTTCTGCGGTAATTTGTAGTGTGTAAAACATTTGTCAGTCCTCGCATATAACAATCTAAAGCAGCGGATCGTTCACTCGCTGCGCTCTTTCGCTCCACGCTGTTCAGTTGGTTATGCCGCCCTTCTCTTTTCTCTCGCCCAATCTTCCAGGGGCTGAGCTGCCTGATCACACCAGCCGTCCAATAGAAGTTTCAGATACCGCCACTGGCTCCCACAATCCCGCTCAAAGTGCCCCGGTGTATACCCTGCCCTGATAGATAGCTGTGATTGGTCGTACAGCGAGAGGCGGCTATTATCGCCGTCTGGTGGCCTTTCGTATCTTACCTCCCTCATAGCATAGACAGCCAGCTTATCAGCCGATCTAAGCCACCAATCCGGCCTAGATTCCAAACCTATCGTCATGCGGATTATGGGCAACAACATAGCCTCGCACTTCGACCTTAACTCCGGTGATTCTTCCACCGTTGCCGACCAGCAATACGAACCCCACACTCTCAGCGTATCACTGAGGGTATTGATCGCAGCCATTGCCCCTTTCTCGTATTTAATATCAATCCGTGTGCCGTTCGAGTCAAAGTATTGGCCCTCAAACTTTTTCAATGGCGAATAGGTGACATGGTGCCATAGTTGTGGGCCTGTCTTGATGGGCATGTCGAAGGTGTCTGCCATTCTATTCCTCAAACCCCGTGTCCATTGTTGGATTCTTCGCCGCCACTTCATCAGCATCTGGCGGCTCCATGATCTCCGCTATCGTTTCAGATACCTCAGAATCAATCTCGTATAGCGCCTGCATCTGCAAATCCGTGATATTCGTCATCAGGATATTGAGAACGGCCTCCTTTTCTTCCTCAAACCTGTGCGCGTAAATCTTATCCAGCAGTGTCTTGATCATGGGGTTTTCTCCAATTCATACTGCGCGTGATAGAACCATTGAGCCATTGGCCTGCCGTGTCTCTCTGCGACCATTGACATAAACAACCAGTATTCAGCAACGTGGGCGTTCATTAGTCTGTTGCCTGCACTGACTCTGTATAGCGATCTGGAGGCATGTAGCCCCGATCATCCATAATGACCAACTGGGTGCCTCGATTGGCCCCATAGCCAGCGCCGTGGGCATAGGCATCTTTGGGCGGGATAATTCCCACGCTCTCAACCGTACAGCCAGGATACTCTTTCCACTGAACCCACTGATTGTGGTGAACATGCCCGGTGAACCAATGCCTATACTTCACCCGACCCCACATTTCAGATTGATCGCTTGCCATTTTCCCCGGCAAGGATGGCAGCTTGCAGGTATGACCATGCGCGAAGCCCAGCCCAACATGACCGCGCTCAAAATACTGGAAAGGGTTAATCCCAGGCTGGCAACTAAATCGCTTTTCCTTTTCGTAATACCGGGTCATAAATACACCCAGCGCCACACCTAGAATGTCATCGTGGTTGCCCGGTGTATTGATAAAATGAACCTCCTTGTATTTGGTCAGGCACATATCAATCATCATTTGCATAATCCGAATACCGGCATCCATCCAATAACCCGGCCTTCCATCCAAATCTAATTTATGCCCACTGCGGGAAGTCTCCCCGGCAATGTTATCCGCGTGAAAGAAGTCGCCGGAATTAAACAATACGCAAACTTCTGTATCAGGTGCCCTTGCCAGCAACCGCGTGAAAACCCGCTCATATACCCGCTTCGCTATTGGAACGTCCCAATCTTCACCCACCTCTTTCGACCAGGTTCTAAGCCCGATATGAGGATCGCCAATCGGTATAACGGTAAAGTGGTGCTTCTGCTTTGAATTGCCTTTGTACACAACCGGCTGACATGGCGTAACTTCTGCCGCCATTGCCTCGACAACCACCTGAGCATCGGCAAGCTGATCGACGATCTTGCGGTTTGTCTTAATCCATCCGGTAATCCGTCCGAAAGGGTCATCGTCGGGGTAGCGCACAAGGTCGCTGTAACCGCTGATCACCTGATTGGCTGGCACTACATGGGTACGCCCAAATTCAGGCGCATAGCCAGCGTCAGCAGCCGTCAGCTTTACCTTCCTGATTACTGCCCGAACACCCGCATCATCAATGCCCAGCTTTTTGGATATTTTGCGACTAGCTAACCCCTTCAAGTGCAGGTCGATAATCATTTCCTGTCGTTCGGTATTGCAGAAATCAAGTAAGGTCATGCTACTCGCGCCTCGTGTTCTTTGATTTGGGCTTTAAAGTCGGCCACAATCTCTGCAACCTCGGCCCGCGTGTATTTCCTTGTCAGCCTCGACGTTGCAATCATGTGATCCACAAAATCCCGACCGTAGAAGTCAATCATCCATGTGGTATAAATCTGCTTGCCGTTCCCGTGGTTCATCAGGAATCCATTACATCCTGGGCATTGTGGGTGCACGTTTTCTTCTGCCAGTTTCCACTGTGTCGATTTGCGACTGATAAAGTGCCCGCCCTGCATATCCTTCCAGTGCGACCACTTGGAACAGGTGACACACTGTACAAGCCCGTTATCGTCAGCAGCCTTTACTCTCACCAGCTTCTGCAAAAGCACAGCAGCGGCATCGACCTCTTGAGCGATAGTTTTACGCTTAGCCAACACGCTTGCTCCAATTGGCTATGACCCAATCAACACCAAGCAAAACCAACAACGCCAAAGGAACAAGCGTCAAAATTAGAAACGGAGGCTCCCCGCTTACCGAAAACAACCACAAGGGG